CCGCAAATGTCAATTCCTATCTGATGAATCAGACAGTAATGGTCTTTGCATCGGCTGCGGCTCGGACATCAGCTCTTTCAGGCGTTCTTGCCGAGGGTATGATCTCCTACCGAACCGACTCCCACATCCTTGAGTATTACGATGGAACCAGTTGGAGTTCGGTTAGTACCTCAATTCCTACCTCTTATGGATTTTCCGCTGGCAAGAATAAAGTCATCAACGGCGATTTTGGTGTTTGGCAGCGTGGCACCTCAATAGCGGTTGCGGCTTCAACAATTGCTTATGTCGCAGATAGATGGAACACAAATACAGGTACTAATGAAGCAACTACTATTTCTCGTCAAAGCACAAGTGATACAACTAATCTTCCTAACATTCAATACTGTGCTAGATTTCAAAGAAACTCAGGTCAAACAGGAACTGGCTTGTATTTCTTGTCTCAATCTTTAGAAACTGCAACTTCAATTCCGTTTGCTGGCAAAACAGTTACCTTTAGTTTTTATGCTAGGGCTGGTGCTAACTATTCGCCAACATCTAATGCTTTAGGTGTTTATATTTATACTGGCACAGGAACCGATCAAAATGTTTTAGTATCATACACTGGTCAAGCAAATACAAATACATCGGTAACACTTACAACTACTTGGCAACGTTTTACTTTTACAACAACTATTCCTTCAAATGCTACGGAAATTTCAACTTTATTTGGGTTTACACCAACAGGAACCGCAAGTACCAACGATTACTTTGAAGTTACTGGCGTACAACTAGAAGCAGGTTCAACCGCTACGGCTTTCCAAACTGCGACTGGCACAGTTCAGGGAGAACTTGCTGCTTGCCAGCGTTATTATTACCGAGCAACTTCATCATCTTCTTATGGATGGGTGGGTTCAGGAATTGGTTACAGCACAACCACAGCAGCAATTTCAACAGTATTGCCAGTGCAAATGCGTGTCGTACCTAGCGCAGTTGAATTTTCAACCCTTGCACTCAATGATGGCACAAATAATACTGCCGTTACTACCTGCACCATTGACACAAACCAAACCGATTACAACACAGCAGTATGCAACATTTCTGCTGCCTCAGGAATCGTTCAGTATCGTCCCTACTACATCAGAATGAATGCCAGCGCATCGGCATACATCGGATTCACAGCGGAGTTATAAAATGGAAAACATTACGGATGTTTACGGAATAGAACACATCATCATAGACCGAGGCAACGGAGAATTTACTTCAATGCCCAAATCAGTTTATGACGCTCAGGCGAAAGAGTTGACTGAGAGTGTTACCAAGGCAAAGTGAGCCAATACGCGCAAGGCACACTAGCGCGGTTGATCGAAGTAGCAGTCGGTGAGATCGGCTATATCGAAACACCGGACAACTTCAAGGCTGATGCCAAAGCACTCTGAGTAAGTCCGCGAACCTTGCGCGCTTCCATCAATGCACTCGCCAACACATAAGCCTGAGTGAACACTTCGCGAGCAGCTCGAGACTCGGCAGAAGAAGACTTGCGTCGCTTCTCCAAGTACCGATCAAAGTTTGACTTAGCCATTGTTCCTCCCAAAACCAATTATGTGCTTTTACACATACTCTATCAACCCCGCCTGCGTTTCCACTCCTTGAGCTAAGTGCCGATGAAGTGGCAGCTCTTTCAGCGTAACTAGAACACTCCAAAGGGAGTGTGTTATTTCTAAGGGGATGAAATGACCGATCTCATCCCCATCGAAGTCATCAAAGAACAGCTTCACAACCGGTATCGGACAAGTGGCTATGCCGAAAATCTTTTCCGAAATGACTGGTCAATCCTTATGCGCCTTGGGGTTCATCCAGCCTTGGCTACTATTCCTGACCTTGAACGAGTAATCCTTCGAGCCAAGACTCAATCGACCAGGGCTAACTATGCCAGCCGACTAAAATCAATGTTCAAGGCGCTCAACAAAATGAGGCTCATAGATACCGATCCAACGGCTGATTTGCCCCCTATCAAGCGCGGTAGGGGAGTGCCTAAGCCAATCACCCCAGCCGAATTTTTTAGGCTCTTAGAAGGGGCTTCTGAGCCGTTTAGATCGTGGTTTATTTTAGGCGGTTACGCTGGGCTTCGGGCGATGGAAGTTGCCAATCTTAGAGGCGCTGATCTTGAAGAAGGCGAAGGCGGTTTCACGCTTCGAGTCTTGGGCAAAGGCGGTACGGACTTGCTGATCCCAGTCGCGGGGATAGTGGCTGAGACAATTCAAAAGCATCAGACACTTGATCGGCTTTGGAATATAACTCCAAACAAGCTCTCATCCAAGGCGGCCGATGAAATGCGCCGAATCCTTGGCGCCAATGCCAAGCATTTCCACTCTCTTCGACACTATTTCGCAACTTCAATGCTTGAGAAATCCGGCGGGGATTTGATGGCAGTCAAGGAATTGATGCGCCACACAACAGTTGCAACAACTCAAATTTACACGCAATTAGCCCAAGGCCGAACTAGGTCTTTGGTCAACCTCATTGAATAAGGAGAAATCATGATTTCATCCCAACAACTTTTAGTTGGAACAACCCCAACTTTGATTCAACTTGGTGATGGAACAACTAACGTTTATTTACACACAATGGGAATTATGTATCTTGGCAATTCAACAGTCACAACTTCAACTGGTTACAAAATGGACACCGGAGATAAGTTGACAGTTGAAACTCATGAAACTTCTCTTTATGCAATAGTTTCAAGCGGTACAACTGAACTTGATGTTTTGGTTATTTCTAAATGAGTTCAGAAATTGCAACCATCGTTTATTCTTATTTTTTTGTTTTTATCACCCTTCTTGCTGGTCTTGGAATTGTTGCAAAACATACAATCAAGAAACACACCGAAGGCATTGAAGATAAATTGGCAAAAATTGAATATGCTTTGTTCAACGATGGGCAAACTGGCCTGATCAATAAAGTTGATCAACTTATTGAAAATCAAAGTTCTATCAAAATTGATGTTGAAGTAATGAAGGCAATTTATGAATCAAAGCCAACTCGTTCTCGGAAAGCTCAATGACCGGACTTGATGTTCTAAAAGCTGCTCAATCCAAAATCGGCACTGTCGAAAAAGGCGGCGCTGACGGCAAATCGGGCAATATCGTTGAATTCTGGGATTGGTGGAAAAAGGCAACTGGTCAAAATGGCCAAGGCCAAAGTTGGTGCGCTTGTTTCGTTTCTTGGTCTTTTGCTCAATGTTCTGCTTCCTCACTTGTTGCCGCCAAGAACAAGTTTGGCTTCATCTACTGTCCAGACGGCGTTGCCTATTTCAAAAAGCGCAATGCGCTTGTTGAACCTGCCAAGGCACAGCCTGGCGACATAGTGTTCTTTGATTGGGCTGGCAAAGGCATTGCCGATCATGTTGGCATTGTGGAATCAGTTGCCGTTGATCATCTAAATACCATCGAAGGAAACACATCAGCCGAAGGCTCTGCCGGTAGCCAATCAAACGGCGGTGGCGTTTATCGCCGCAAGCGTTATTTCGGAAAGACAATTATTGCGGTTGCGCGACCAGCGTGGCCGATTATCACTCCAACAAAGTAGGGAAATCATGAAAATAAACAATGTCGCACTAGCATCATACGCTCGATCATTTCTTGCCGTAGCAATCACAGCAATCGTTTCACTAGGCAAATCTCCAATTGACTTTTCCGCATCCGATTGGAAACACGCAGCCAATGCACTTTGGATCGCAACAATTCCAGTAATCATGCGTGCAGTAAATCCAAAAGATACGCTTACAATAACCAAATAATTGACAACCAGGGGCGTAGTTCTCAACGCAGAAACTAAGCTCGCAGCATTACTACTCGCCGAGGCATCTTTCCAGAAGTATTCTAAAGTTTTCGGGCATTACCGAAACACAGCGAATTCACATTTGGTCGGTCGCCTCGGCGAGTTTGCTACATATACTCATTTGAGAAATCAGGGCTTGAACCCAGTTCCTCACTTCCTAGATGTCAACAAGGATCGGGAATGCGACATTGGCTCAAAAGTCGGGCGCATCGAGGTCAAGACTTGGAAAGCCGAGTTTTGGGATGAGTTAGGCAGATGCGTGAGCGTAAGTCAATTGGCTTCGGTCAAGCGCAAAGCCGATTTGATTCTTTGGTGCGTTGCCGATGAGATAGAGTCGGAAACTCCAAAAATAGAATTCAAAGGCTGGAGCGAGGTTAGCGATATTGACGACCTTGTGCCTAAGATGACCGGTGCGGAAGGTAGGCAGATTCACAACTATCAATTTGATGAGGCGAGTCTCAATCCGATTGATTCACTAATAACCAGGGAGATAAATGAACAGGGAAGAAATACTTCAAGCAGCAATTGATTTGACCAAGGGCGATCGCAATGAAGCACATGGCGATCCTGCCGAGAACCATGATCGAATTGCAAAGATTTGGTCGGTTCAATTAGGTTTTGAAATCAATGGAGCGCAAGTTGCTCTAATGATGGCAGGAATGAAACTTGCTCGCTTAGCATACAAATACTCAGATGATTCATTCATCGATGCTGCCGCTTACATTGCAATTGCCGGTGAAATTCGATGAAAGATATGGCGATCATTGTTCCAACAAGAGGCCGACCTTCTAACATTGAGGATTTGCTTTTTTCCTTACAAGAAACCGGCACTGTTTCTGACTTGATCATTGTCGTTGATGATGATGACCCTGAGATTGACCACTATCGCGAATTGATGCCAGGACACATGCTTGTGTTCCCACGCGAAGGCAAAGGCATGGCCAAGCCATTGAATAAGGCTTCGTCAGCTCTTGCCGATAAATTTCGCCATTTTTGTTTCATTGGCGATGACCATCGGCCACGCACACAGGCTTGGGATAAATTATTCATTGACGAATTAGATCGCCTGGGTGTTGGCCTAGTCTATGGCAATGACTTATTTCAAGGCGAGGGCTTAGCCACTGCCGTTGCGATGACTGGCAACATTGTCAAGGCGCTTGACGGCATGGTTCCACCTGGCTTGATTCACCTTTATCTTGACAATTTTTGGATGCAACTTGGCAAAGATTTAGGCGCGATGACCTATCTTGGCCATGTTGTTATTGAACATTTGCATCCAGTTGTCGGCAAAGCCAAATGGGATGAAGTTTACAAAGCGGTCAATGCCGAAGATGTTTATGCCGCCGATGCAAAAGCATTTTATGAATACATTACCGGCGCTGCTTATTCCGAACTATTGGCGGCGCTTCAATGAAAATTCTTATCACAGGCAGTGCTGGATTTGTTGGTCGTCATTTCAAACGCAAGTTGATGAATTTAGGTCACGATGTTATTGGCATTGATATAGCCAACGGCATTGATGCTAGAGATTTCTTTCGCCATAACAACACTCGATTTGATCAAGTCATTCACTTAGCGGCAGTCGTTGGCGGTCGCAAAATGATCGAAGGCTCGCCACTTGCGCTCGCCGTTGACTTGGCTATTGATGCAGAGCTGTTTGGTTGGGCGCTTAGAACCGATCCTGGCTGTATTACTTACTTCTCATCATCGGCCGCTTATCCTGTTGCATTGCAAAAACATCATGGTTGGTCAATGCAAGAACGCGACATTGATTTGGAAAAAATCAGAACTCCTGACTTGTCTTATGGTTGGGCAAAGTTGACTGGCGAGATGTTGGCCAAACACGCTAGGGAACAAGGTTTGGTTGTTCATGTCTATCGACCATTTTCAGGTTATGGAACTGATCAAGCTCTTGATTACCCATTCCCATCATTTATTGAACGCGGCAAGCGCAAAGCCGATCCTTTCCAAATTTGG